ATGGATAATAGAAATTACAATAGGCGGAGTTACTTATACTTATTTTTCTTCAAGTGATGTTTACTACCCGTTTTTACAAGATTGGGAAGTTTTCGGAGAAAGTGCAGAACTTGAATATTTAGTTACGGGACCGTGTACTGATTTACAATATGAACGTCTTGAATTATTTGACGATGAAAAAATAAACATAACGTTAAACGTTCAAACGCTCAGCGACCTTGCTGCTATAAGAACTGATTTTAGTCAAAGTTTTACCGTGCCGGGAAGCATAGTTAATAACAGAATATTCGAGCATTTTTATCAAAACGATGTTGACGGAACAATAGACCATAATTTAAAAAGACCTGCTTATATTGAAATAGATTTTATTCCGTTTAGAACTGGAGTTATATCGCTCGAAAAGGCAAACACGAAGAACGGCTTAATAGATAATTATTCAATTACGTTTTACGGGCAGCTTACAAACCTTAAAGATATATTCGGAGAAACAAAGATTAACCAATTAGATTTAAGTTCCTTAGCGTTTACTTATAACGGCACAAACGTATTAAACAGAATAACGGACACGGCAACGGATTACGATGTTAGATTTCCTTTAATTGCAAATAATAGACTTTGGACGTATGCGGACGGAACAGCTAACGATATTACTACTATTATTGGTGGTTTAAATTATGGGGAGTTATTTCCAGCAGTTAAAGTTGCTCGTTTGTTTGATGCAATTCAAAACGACTTTGATGTTAATTTTGTAGGTGACTTTTTTACTGATGAACGTTTTACTAAATTATTTTTAGAAGCAAAGAATGCTAATTTAATGAGTTTTGTTACTCAAATTTCTGACGTAACATTTGACACGGTTTCAACAACAACGGTTCCTGAAAATAATTACAATCCGCAAAATTACGTTGACATTCCAAATAGCACTTTAACAATAGATTCAAACGCAGCATTTAATGCATTGATTTTTCAAATTAATATAAATTTAGTAGTCAACACTAAATCAAGTGCTGAAACAGCTTATTTAGATATATTTAAAAACGGAAGTTATTTTTCAACTATTAATATTACAACGGTTGGAACTTACTCAATATTAGTTTATGGTGGGTTAGGTGCAAACTCAATTCCGATTCCGAGTAACAATGAAATATTCAATTTTCAGTTAAAAGCAAATGTTGCAATGAATATTGATATGGATTTTAGTTATGAGTCTTATTTTTTTAACTCAGCAGACCCTTTCGGAAGTTATGGTAATATATCAACGATAAACACGAATTTAAACGTTTTAACGGCAGATTTAGACATAAGGAATCATTTACCTGATATGAAGATAACAGACTTCTTTACAGGTATTATGCGGCAGTTTAATATGACTTGCGTTGGTTTAGCAGAACGACAATTTCAAGTGTTACCATTAGAAAATTGGTACAATAACGGAGCTACTATTGACGTAACAAAATACACGGATTCAGAAACGGCAGACATAAGCAGGGTTCCTTTGTTTAGAAACATTAATTTTAGGTATCAAAAAAGCGAATCATTCGCAAATAGAAATTATTTTGCTATTTCTAACTCAGAGTACGGAGATACGGATAACGTTTATAGTTACGATGGCGGAGATTATAAAATAGAAAGCCCGTTTGAAAATTTATTGTTTGTTGAAGCTGTAGGAACGACAACAACTAACACGGCTATTTTAGGTTATTTCTTAAATCAAAACTATCAAAGTTATATACCTAAACCAACTTTACTATATTTATACGGAAACACGGGAACGCTACCAGTTAATATAAAATTTTATAACGGAACAACAAACGTAAATATAACTAACTATACTTTGTTCGGTCAAGATGTTGTATCAGGCGGTAACAACTTCTCGTTAAACTTTGGTGCTGATAATTCAATAATTACCAAAAACACGGAACAAAATGGTTTATTTGCTACTTATTACTTTAATTATCTATCAAATTTATATAACCTCAAACAAAGGTTAACTACAATTAAGGCGATGTTACCTTTAAGCATTGTTACAAATCTTCAATTAAACGATAGGTTAATAATTAGAGATAAACGATATATTGTTAATGACATAAAATTAGAGTTAACAAGCGGAGAAGCTACATTAAGCCTTTACAATGACTTTAGGGATATTAGTTTAGGCAACGTTGATTTAGTAGACAACGGAATTAATTTTATTAGTTTACGGGTTCCGTATAGAGAAGGTAACCAAAGCGCAGTAATAACAAGCGACCCTCCAACGATAGGTATTATTGTTCCTAATCAAACATGGGCAGTTGGAAACGTAGAAACAAAACAAGTAACTTTAGTTGTTCCAGTAAATACAACGGGCTTAGATAGGCAATGGATAGTAACGGTTACTTATGTAAATGGAACGACTCAAACATTAACAGTAATACAATCAGCATAATGATAAAAGCAATAATTGATATGTTAAAAATTAGTGATTTCGTAGGTGTTTCTGACAGCATCGAAATAGCTAAAGGAAAACACGAAGTAAAAAACAGCGTTCGAGAAATTTGGAAACAAGCGTATAGAGAATTTAAAGTAAAACACAATGGCAGAAAAAAGGGTAATTGAATTAGAAATTCAAGACAATAGCAAAAGTTTAAAGGCTCAATATAAAGAAGCCGTACAAGAACTTCAAAAGGTTTCTGCTCAATACGGCGAAACTTCTCAGCAAGCTATTAATGCGGCAAAATCTGCAGCAGAATTAAAAGACCAAATAGGGTTCTCAAAAGACTTAGTAGATTCATTTAACCCTGATGCTAAATTTAATGCGTTAAGTAAATCAGTAGGCGGTGTATTAGACGGATTTCAAGCGTTTGAAGGTGCATTAGGTTTAGTTGGGGTAGAAAGTAAATCTCTTCAAGAAACAATGGTTAGGCTTCAATCCGTTATGGCACTTTCTCAAGGGCTACAGGGGTTAATGGAAGCTAAAGACTCTTTTAAACAATTAGGAACGGTAGCACTTGACGCATTAAAAGGAATTAGAACGGGTTTAGCAGCAACTGGTATCGGTTTATTTTTAGTTGCGTTAGGAACTATTGTAGCTTATTGGGATGATATTAAAGCGGCTGTAAGTGGTGTAACAGCAGAACAACAAAAGTTAAACGAAGAAAGCCATAAAAACTTTGAAACTTCAAAGGAGCAATTATCGACATTAGACGCTCAAGACAATATTTTAAAGTTGCAAGGTAAAAGCGAACGTGAAATTCTTAATTTAAAAATAGCCAAGGTAAATTCAGCTATTGAGTTAGGAAAAATCGAACTACAAAATGTAATTAAAACAAGTAAGGCAGAAGAAGAAGCCGCAATTAAAAATTACAACCTAACAAAAAAGATAGTTGACTTTACTTTAGACGCTGCATTATTCCTACCTAAGTTAATGTTAATGCCTATTGATATGGCTATTAAAGGGGCTAACAAAGTTTCTGAGGCGTTAGGATTAGGTAAGTTAATTAGTTTTGATTTAAGCAAAACGTTGGACGATATGCAAAGCCAGTTTAGTGGGTTTATTGCAGGTTCAATTTTCAATGTAGAAGAAGTAAAAGCCGAAGGAGAAAAAACACGAAAAGAACTTGAAAAAGAATTAAAAGGCTTAGAAAACCAAAAAGCAGGTTTTCAATTACAAGTAAAAGCAATAGATAAACAAGCAGTTGAAGATGCTAAAAAAGCACGTGAGGATGCATTAAGCGAAGAAGAACGTAAACAAAAAGAACATCAAGAAAAATATTCTAACATTGAGAAGTTAAAAACTAAATCTGTTTTAGATGCTTCGAATGAAAGAATAAATAAAGAAAAACAAGAGACTGAATTTCAAAAGCAACAGAACGACTTAAAAGTTCAAGCTAATCAAGAATATTTAGACAAAATAAAAGCGCAAGAGGATGCGGCTAATGAACTTAAAAAAAGAAATAGAGATTTTGGTATTGAAATGACATTATCAGGTTTAAGCACCATAGCGAGTTTAACTGAATTATTTGGTAAGAAATCCGAAAAGGCAGCACGCAGAGCATTCCAAATTCAAAAGGCTGCAAATATAGCAACGGCAATTATTTCGACCTATCAAAGTGCTACGGCTGCTTACGCTTCTCAATTTGTGCCAGTTCCTGACCCAAGTTCACCCGTTCGAGGTGGTATTGCTGCAGGTATGGCGGTTGCTGCAGGTTTAGTAAACGTTGCAAAAATTGCATCGCAAAAATTCGAGGGCGGTGGTTCTTCGGGTGGTGGTTCTGCCCCAGCTGGTGGTGGTGGTGGTGGTGGCGGTATGGTTGCACCTAACTTTAATGTTATTGGAAGTTCGGGAGTTAATCAATTAGCACAAATTCAACAGCAACCTACAAGGGCTTATGTAGTAAGTGGAGATGTAGCAAACGGATTAAGCCTTGAAAGAAATAGGTTACAAAATGCAACTTTATAACGTTTAAAAATTATGGATAAAAAAATAATCGAGTTAATCATTGACGAAAACGATTTACAAACAGGCATCCACGCAGTTTCAGTAGTTCATTCACCTGCTATCGAAGAAAACTTTATAGCCCTTGCAAAACACGAAATAGAACTAAAAGAAGTAGACGCAGAAAAGAAAATCTTAATGGGTGCTGCTTTAGTTCCTAACAAACAAATCTTAAGGGCTGACAAAGACGGAAAGGCTTATTACATATATTTCAGCGAAGATACTGTTAAAAAGGCTTCTGAATTGTTCTTAATGCGTTCTAATCAAAACAATGCTACCTATGAACACAACCAAAAGTTAAAGGGAATGAGTGTTGTAGAAAGTTGGTTAATCGAAGATGAGGTTCACGACAAATCTGTTAAATACGGATTTAATTTACCGAAAGGAACTTGGATGATTTCAATGAAGGTAAATAACGAAGATGTTTGGAAGGACGTAAAAGACGGAAAAGTGAAAGGTTTTTCAATAGAGGGATATTTTGCGGATAGATACGAAATGAGCCAAGAAAAAAACGAACGAGAAGAAACAATAGCTTTTCTTAAAGAAATTCTTGATACTAAATTAGAAACCTATAACGACTACCCAAAAGAAGCAAGCGAAAACGCAAAGATAGCATTAAGATACGCTGAGGAAAACGGATGGGGAGATTGTGGAACTCCAGTAGGAAAAGCCCGAGCAAATCAATTAGCAAACGGAGAAAATATTAGCGAAGAAACTATTTCAAGAATGGCTTCATTTGCACGTCACAAAGAAAATTCACAAAAGGAATTAGGGGATGGATGCGGACGTTTAATGTGGTTAGCTTGGGGTGGTGACGCTGGTATTGAATGGGCGCAAAGAAAATTAGAACAAATCAGAAATAAATAACAATGGAAAAAATGAATAACATTCTAAAAATGATTTCTCAATTAGAGAAAAACGCTAACGAGGTTAAGTTAGGAAAACACGAAGTAGAGTTGGCAGAAATTGTTTCAGACCCTAAAATATTTGAAAAAGGGGTATTAAGTATTTATTCAAATGCTAATAAATACGCAGATAAATTAAAAAATGATATTGTAGGTAATTATCAAGCTGAATATAAAAAAATATTTGAAATACAAAAAGAGCATTCTAAAAATTTTGAGATTATTCGTAATAAAGCAAAAGAATTAGGAATTGATATTGCTACAACTCAATTAGGAAAAGACTATTTAAAAGTTGGAAGTTATTTAAGTGATATAGCTAAAAATACTTTAGACCAACAAGTTAAATGGGGTACTATAAAACCATAATTTAAAATAAATAATATGGCAGAAAGAACAGTTAGCAAAGCAAGTCCTAAAGGAGGTCGTAGGGGTTGCCTATGTGATAACGGAACTTACTCAAAAAAATGTTGTGACGGAACTTTACACGCTCAAGGAATTGGAAAAACAGCAAGTGTAACACCACAACAAGTAACGACAACTGACGTAAACGGAGTAAGGACAACAATACGTCAAAACGGATAAAAAAGTAACAGCGTAATTTATTAATCGTTTAAAACATAACTATGAACACAAGAAAGACAGTTTACAACAAACTCTTTAAAGAGGAAACTCAATTAGCTAAACACGAAGTTGAATTAGCGTTAGCAGATGACATTAAAGCAAGCCTTTCAGCTTATAAAGGTTTAAAAGATAATGTTGAAAAAACTAAAAATGCTGCTAAAAATTCTTTTATAAAATATATTGATAGCGTTAGAGTTGCTTATCAAAATTCAAAAAATTCAGTTGACTTAATGACACAACTTGAAGTAGAAGCAAAAAAATTAGGGTTAGGAGATACAGGTTATGGAGGTTGGAAAAAAGAATCCGCAGCAAAAATGTCTGAATATAAATCGTTATTAACTGCGATTGACAAAATTTATCAATCAATATAAATAAACACGAAAAATGAATACAAATCAAATCTTAAACAAAGTTCGAACACTTTTAGGAATGGAAGTAAAGTTAGAACAAATGAAGTTAATGGACGGAGTAACAGTTATCGAAGCTGAGTCATTCGAACCCGAAATGGAAGTTTTTGTAGTTACCGAAGATGAGCAAAAAATACCTTTGCCTGTAGGTGAGTACGAAATGGAAGACGGACGTATTTTAGTTATCGAAAACGAAGGTATCGTTAAAGAAGTGAAAGAGAAAATGGAAGAAGAAGTAGAAGTTGAAGAACCTGAAACAGAAACTGAAATTGAAGTAGAAGCGGAAAAAGAAACTGCAGCACCAAAGAAAACTATTGAAAGCGTAGTTAAAGAAACTTTCTTCTCTGAAATAGAAGCATTAAAAACTGAAAACGAAACTTTGAAAGCTGAGTTATCTAAATTAAACAAAGTAGAAGAAGTAGAATTAAGCGAGGAGCCGAAGCCTATTTCATTTAACCCCGAAAACACGAACCCAGTTGAAAGAGTAAGATTAGCTTCTAAAAGACCTCGTTCAATTATGGACAGCGTATTAAATAAACTAAACAAGTAATAATTTAAAAACAAAAAAAAATGAGTACAACATTAATTTCAGTATCTAACGATGTATTGCGCCAAGTAGGTGTTTCAGAAACATTGACAGGTGCAGCAACTTTAACTGCTGAGGATAGCGGTAAAGTATTTATTCTTAACGCTGCTGCAGGAGCGCAAATTACACTACCTGCGGTTGCTGATGCAACAGGTCATTATTATAAGTTCATCGTAGGTGCATTATTTGCTACAACTGCTTGGACTATTAAAGCGGCTTCAAACAAAATTCAAGGTGGTGTTATCGTAAACAGCACAAACGTACCGGGTGCGGATGAAAACACAATTACTTTTTCTGCTTCTGCTGACACAATCGGAGATTTCGTAGAATTAAATTGTGATGGTACTAACTGGTATGTTTTCGGATTAGGAACATCAGCAGGTGCAATTACATTAACAGTAGTATAATAAATTAAAAAAATTAAAATAAAATGAGTACAACAACATCAATTTCAACTACTTACGCTGGCGAGTTCGCAGGTAAGTACATTGCTGCAGCTTTATTGTCTGCTCCAACTTTAGAAAAAGGCGGAATTACTATTATGCCTAACGTAAAGTACAAGCAAGTTATCAAACGAGTAGCTACAGATGATATTATCAGAAACGCAACTTGTGATTTCGACCCAACTTCAACAGTTACACTTACTGAGAAAATTTTGCAGCCTGAAACATTCCAAGTTAACTTACAACTTTGTAAAACTGACTTCCGTTCAGATTGGGATGCTATTCAAATGGGTTATTCTGCATTCGACGTATTGCCTAAATCATTTGCTGATTTCTTAATTGCTCACGCTGCTGAGAAAGTTGCTGCAGGAATGGAAACTTCTATTTGGCAAGGTGTTAATGCAACTGCAGGACAATTCGCAGGTATTATGACACAATTAGACGTAGACGCATCTTTGCCTGCAGGTCAAAAAATCGCAGGTACAACTGTAGACGCTACTAACGTTATTGCACAATTAGGTTCAATGATTGACGCTCTTCCTGCTGCATTGTACGGAAAAGAGGATTTAACTCTTTATGTTTCTTCTAACATCTATAGAGCTTATGTTCGTGCTTTGGGTGGTTTTGCTGCTAACGGTGTAGGTGCTAACGGTTACGATAACAAAGGAACTAACCAAACTTTGAACGACCTTTACTTTGACGGAGTTCGTATTTTCTTAGCTAACGGACTTGCTTCTAACACTGCTTTGCTTGCTCAAACTTCTAACTTGTATTTTGCTACAGGATTAATGAATGATATGAACGAAGTAAGAGTTTTGGATATGGGTGACCTTGACGGTTCTCAAAACGTAAGAGTAGTTATGCGATTTACTGCAGATGCTAAATATGGTTTCGCTTCTGACGTAGTTACTTACGGAATTTAATCAAACTAAAAACTAATACGAGGGGAGGTCAAATGCCTTCCCTTTTTTGTTTAACACTAAAAAAATAAAAATATGAGCTGTGATATAGCAAATGGAAGATTAGAAGCGTGTAAAGACTCAGTAAGTGGACTTGACGCTATCTATTTTATTAACTACGGAGACTTCAACCCTGACCCTACAACTTTGGGTGGAGACGTTCTTTATTCAGTAACGGCAGGATATGAAGACACGATTTCAGATATTGCTAACGTTACTACTATTTATAAATATGAATTGAAGGGTGCTAACTCTTTTGAGCAAACAATCCAAACTTCAAGAGATAATGGAACTACATTTTTTGAGCAAGTTTTAACCGTTCAATTAAAGAAGCAAGACGCTATAACACACAAAACTGTTAAATTGTTATCTTATGGACGTCCTCACATTATTGTAAGAACAAAAGGTAATCAATTTTTTATAGCAGGTTTGCAAAGAGGTTGTGACGTAACAGCAGGAACCGTATCTTCAGGAACTGCAATGGGAGATTTTAATGGTTATAATTTGACATTTACAGGAATGGAAAATTTGCCTGCTAACTTCTTAAACACAAATAGTGAAAGCGACTTGGCTTCAACTATTTTGAACGGAGCAACAATTGTAGATTCTTAGAAATTTCTTTTCTCTAAGCATAGATTAACCCTGCCTAAATTGGTGGGGTTTTTTGTTTTTAGAAACAAGAACACGAAACAAACGTTTATATTATATGAACGTATTAACAACAACTTTAAGCCCTCAGCCATTGGTTATCGTGCCACGTTCAACAACGTTTGACACTTTGATATTTACGGACGATAGCACAAACGACCCTGTTACAATAAACATCGATAGCGTAGTAGACAAAGATTACTACCAAATCTTAAACGTTGAGTGCGCTTTAATAGAAAACCGCTTTTATAATATTGAATTATTTAACAACGGAGATTTAATTTATAGGGGTAAGGCTTTTTGCACCGACCAACCAATAGTAAGTTTCTCGGTTAACAACGGGCAGTATGTAAGTAATTCGACAACAAATACTTTTATAGTTTATGAATAATTTTCACGTTATAAATTTAGCAAAATACGAACCACCTCAAGTAGTAGAATCAAAGAGAGAGGATTGGGTTACTTATGGTGATGCAAATTCTTATTTTACTTTTTTGATAGATAGATATAAAAATTCAACAACGAATAACGCAATTATAAACAATATAAGCCGTTTAATTTACGGGCGAGGGTTATTTGCCTTAGACGCTAATAGAAAGCCAAACGAGTACGCTCAAATGATGGCTTTATTTAATCAGGATTGCTTACGAAAGTTATGTTTTGAATTAAAGGCTTTAGGACAATGTGCAATACAAGTTCATTACGACAAATCACATAAAAAGATTTTAAAGGCTTACCATATACCAGTTCAGTTATTAGCACCTGAAAAGTGCAATAAAGACGGAGAAATAGAAGCGTATTATTATTCTGATAATTGGGAAGATGTTAAGAAGTATGCACCTAAACGAATTAGTGCTTTTGGTTTTTCAAACGATGAAATAGAAATACTTTACATTAAGCCTTATTCGTTAGGAATGAAGTATTTTAGTTACGTTGATTATCAAGGGGCTTTAAGCTACGCACTATTAGAAGAAGAAGTGTCAAATTATTTGATTAATGAGGTGCAAAATAGTTTTTCAGGAACTAAAATCGTAAATTTTTCTAATGGTGTTCCGACTCCTGAAATGCAGGACGAAATTAGCCAACAAGTTTTAGGAAAATTGACAGGTTCTAAAGGACGAAAAGTTATAGTAAGTTTTAACGACAACCCCGAAAACAAAACAACGGTTGAAGATATACCATTAAACGATGCTCCCGAACATTACACTTATTTAAGTGAGGAATGTTTACGCAAAATTATGTTAGGTCATAACGTAACTTCTCCGCTTCTTTTTGGGATTGCTTCGGGTAATGGGTTTAGTTCAAATGCTGACGAGTTAAGAAACTCAAGTATATTATTTGATAATATGGTTATTAAGCCGTTTCAAGACCTTTTAATAGCTTCTTTGGATAGAATATTAGCTTTTAATGGAATATCGCTTAAATTGGCTTTTAGAACGTTACAACCTTTAGAATTTACGGACGTAGAAAACGCACAAAACGAAGAACAAGTAGCAGAAGAAACGGGAACGATGTTAAGTAAAGATTCCGTAATTGCTCAAGCGTTAATTGATTTAGGTGAAGATGAAAACCCTAACTGGATATTAATAGACGAATACGAAGTTAATTACGATACGGATGAAACCGAAAACGAATTACTAAGTAAAGAGCCTAAGCAAAGTTTATTATCTAAAGTTGTTAATTTAGTTTCAACAGGAGACCCAAGACCTAATTTGCGAAGTGAACAAGATGCCGTAATAGATGGAATAAAGTTTTTAACTCGGTATGTTTACGCTGGAGAAACTGGCGGTAAGTCAGGAAAAGGAAGACCGTTTTGTAGCGCAATGATGTCAGCTAATAAAGTTTATAGGAAAGAGGATATTATAAAAATGGGTGGTCAATCAGTAAATGCTGGCTTTGGAATTGATGGAGCTCCGACTTATTCAATTTGGTTTTATAAAGGTGGACCAAATTGCTACCATAGGTGGAACAAAAGAGTTTACGCAACTTTTGAAGGTCAAGCTATTGATATAAATACGGCTAAACAAATCGCTGGGCGTAAAGCTGAAAAATTAGGTTATGTAGTTAAAAACCCAAGTTTAGTAAGTCAAAGAATGATTGACCGAGAAGACAGGGGATATTATAGAAAATAAGATGGCTGAAATACTTTTTATAACACGAGACGATATAGTGCGTTACACGGCTTTAAATGGCAATGTAGACACGGACAAATTTATTCAGTTTATTAAAATTGCTCAAGACGTTCAAATAGAGAATTATTTAGGAACTAAGTTAGTAGACAAATTAAAACAACTGATTGAAGATAACGAGGTAAACGACGCAGGAAACGAAGATTACAAATTTTTATTAGAAGGTCACGTTAAGTGGATGCTGATTTATTGGGCTATGTACGAATATATGCCAAACGCAGCTTATACAATCGCTAACAAAGGGGTTTATAAACATTCAAGTGAGAATGCTGAAAACGTAGAAAAAAACGAAGTTGACTATTTACGTGAATACTATAAAACATTAGCGGATAGATACACTTCAAGATTTTTAGATTACATAATAAACAACTCCGCTTTATTTCCTGAGTACGATGCAAACGAACCTGGAGATGTTTACCCAAGTGATAATATTAATTATGGCGGCTGGATTTTATGAAAACATACAAACCAAAAAAGGAAAATATTAACAAATTACTCGTTTATTTAAAAAAACTCGATGGCAAAAGTAAAGATATCGGAACTAACAGCAAAGGGAAGTAGTTTAGCACAAACTGATTTAATTCCTATTGCTGAGGTTTTAGGGGGTGGTTACGTTACTAAAAGAGTAAACGGAAATAACGTTAATTATCGTGTTTTTGCTCAAACAGCAAACAGCACAACAATAACAGCAACTACGAGTGAACTAACTTTAATAGATGGCGGAGTAGGTAGTTTAACAGTTCCTGCGAATAGTTTTCAAGTTGGTGATTCTTTTCGTTTAGATATGGGCGGAGTAATGTCAGCACAAAACGGAAACACGATAACAATAAGATTAAAATCGGGTGCGGTTAGTTTAGGTAGTTCGGGGGCGTTAACAATGCCAAGTATTACTAATCAGGTTTGGTTTTTATCTACAACGTTTACGATTAGAGCAATAGGTGCTGCTGGTACTGCTTCAATAGTTGTTTTGTCACAATTTCACGTTTTAAAAGCTGCTTCGGGAACTCAAGAGGGGTTTGCTTGGAATACGGTTAACTCAACAACGTTTAGTACTACAATAAGTAATACTTTAGACATAACGGCTCAATTTAGTACTAACAACGCTAACAATTCTATTTATTCAGATATTTTCACATTAAGCAAAACATATTAAAAAATTAAATTATGGCAAATGACATAGGATGGGGAGAAGGTGCTTGTAATAACGAAATAGGTTGGGGTATTGCACAAGAATATTTTAGTTGTAGCGGTTCGGGGGCAGCTGTTGGTGCTACATTAATGAAAAGCGGGCAAACGACAAGTTACCGAACGGGTGACGATGGCGACTTAGAAGCTGGAAGGGCAACTTCATTTAGTGTTTTAAGTGCTAATAACCCTTTTGGAAACACGAATCGTTTTACTGACGAATTAGGCGGAACAACTTACACGAATAACATTGTAATCGATTGGAGTACTTATGACGGCACAACGGTTTTAGGAATTTCACGAGTAGCAATAGCAACGGGTCAAACTTGGAATACTGCTATTGATAATTCACTTTCTTATTCAGTTGGTACTTTCACAAGTGGATGGAGATTACCAAATATTAAGGAGATAATGAATCTTATGAACTTTGCTAATAACCAAGATAATTTATTAAATTATTCACCTTTCAATTTATCTTCATCAGGTAGAGTTTATTGGAGTTCAACTACTGTACTTAATGCAACAACACAAGCATATGTTATGAATAATATTGGTGCTATAACTGTAGTAACAAAGACAACATCAGTAGCATATACCTATTTTCCAGTAAGAACATTCACCGTAACAGGAACAACTTTAACTTAAAATAAAAATAAAAAAATGGCAACTTATAAATTTCCGCAATTCAACGTTACAATTACTAACCCTGTTGTAACCGTTACAATAGTAACAGATGATATTATTAACAGAGTATGTAGTGCAAACGTTTTGCTAACGACACCTTCTGCAATCTTTGGTATAGATTTTTACGGGTATTCTTACACGCAAGATTGGAGCGACCAAGATATTATTGACTGGGTTAATAACGTAGAATTACCAAAATACGAAGTGCAATGATTGACGTAAGCAAAGTTATAGAAATAATCAAAAAGCAGGGAGCAACTGGTGTTCTTGCTTTGTGGTTATGGTATACACATTCCGATGTTCAAGATTTAAAACATCGTTTATATGAATGTTATGGGAAAAATAATAACACGGCTACAAAGTCAATTAATGACACTACTCATTTTGCTATTGTACCAAAAGATGAATTAATAGAAGTTGAATGAATTACGATTGGTTAAAACAAGAAAAATCACCCCGTGTTTTAGTTCAAGCTGTTAAACAACTTGGAGTAACTGAAATAGTAGGTAAAGAACATAATCCCGTTATATTAGGTTGGGCTAAAGAATTAAAGTTAGCAAGCGTTTACAATTCAGACGAGATACCTTGGTGCGGATTATTCATAGCTTATTGCTGTAAAATGGCGGGTCTTGAAGTAGTAGATAAACCATTATGGGCATTGTCGTGGAGTAATTGGGGTAATGCTGTAAGCGAACCAATGTTAGGCGATATACTAACATTTAAAAGAAATGGCGGAGGACACGTTGGAATCTATGTAGGGGAAGATTTAACGCACTATCACGTTTTGGGTGGTAATCAAGGTAACGCAGTTAGTGTTTCTCGCATAGCAAAGAGCAGATTATTTAAAGCAAGGCGGACAGCTTGGAAGGTTGCACAACCGGTTAACGTAAGAAAAGTGCATTTAGCACCTAAAGGAGTAATAACAACAAATGAACAATAAAATGGCAAAGAAAAAAAAGAATGTAGATGTAGAAATTCAAGTGAATGACGCATCATTAGAAATCAAAAGAGATGAAACAATTAACGAGGTAAATTTAGACACTAAGAATTTAGATGTTAAGGTTACAAAAACGGATGACAAAATCGAGGTGAAAGTCGATGCAGAGAAACCGATTTTGAATTTGGTAGGAAAAATTTTAGGTAGATACATTACTAAACGATTAAAATAGTATATTTGTACCATTCTTCATAATTGAATAGGTTAATTGTTAACGAGAACCCTTACTTCGGTAGGGGTTTTTTAGTTTATAGAAAAAAAAATTAAAAATATCTGAAAAAAAACTTGTTATATTAAAAAGAATAACTATCTTTGTTGAAACAATTAAATATTTAAGTTATGAAAAAACACTTTTACGACTTGTTAGACCAAGTCACACCCGCCAATGAAGAACACAAAGAATTTTTAAGGGTCATTTCGTTCGGTTTAACGCTATTTATCGGCACGTTTGGTGCATTACTATCACTTTTTATTTTAATACGATGAGAAAGCCTAAAAAAGCAAATCCGACTTTGATTGAAATTATTGATTATTGGTTAGAGCAAAAGAAGAATAACACGGGAAGAATGGACATTCAACATTATATGAAAGTTTGCCACGCAAAAGCACGAACGTTAAGGTGGAATGAGAACGATAAAACTTGGAGTTATGTGGGTAAAAAATAGAGATGGTTATACTTTGTTGTTAAGTAATGACCCTTGCGAAGTATTTTATTATTTTAATGTAAAAGAAATGCACGGGTTAAACATAACGGATTGTAGGTTGCACCAAAACACGAAACAAAGTTCTTATATTGCCGGGTGGTGTAATTTCATTCCTAAAGCAAATAAAGAGTATGGTGAAAAGGATAAGCGATTCGTGTTTATCAACTTGTCAAGATGCACCGATGAGGTTAAAACTACAGGATTAATTATGCACGAACTTTGTCATCAGTCTTTATTCAGGTTTAATTACGATATGGAAAAGGAAGAAGAAATAATTACTTGGGCGGAAAATGAAACCTACGAAATTTATAACTATGTAAATACGTTGATATGAAATATAGGTGGATTAATAAACTAACTCAAACGTATAAGGATAGAACTTATGTTAGTTATTCGGTAAATATAAACGACAAGTATCTTTATAGTTCATCCGTGTTAGAGTATTGCGAAGAATACGTTTTGAAGTACGCACAAAAACACGGAATCAAAGAAGAGGATATATTAAGAACCGGAAAACATAAAAGAATAAAATGAAAGCAAAAGAAGTTACAGCGGTGTTCGAATGGACGAATGAAGCAGTTTTGTTACAGCAAATAGAAAGGTTAAAAGAATTACTTTTACAAGGTAATGAATATCACGAAGATGTTTATAACAAAATGAGTCTTCAGTTTATGCAGAAATACGAACGCACTCGAAGTTTTAAAGTAATTAACCATAATGAAGTAATAGTAAAATCTAAAGTATGACAGCTAAAGAATTTGCAGTAGAGTTAGTAGATAGCTATCGAAACATTTTAATGAATGAAGACACTGAATGTGGTAATGAGATACTATGTAGTCTGATAGCTAAAGAAAGCGCATTGATTGCAGTTAATGTAGTTTTAAACCTTTGTTGGGGAAATAATCAAGTAGGTATTAATTATTGGAATGAAGTAAAACACGAAATTGAAAAGCTATGAAAAATTATAGAATATGGTTAGAGGATTCAGTTGAACCAAATGGTGGTTTTTGGTGGTATTGTTTTGATAATGGGGATGGATATTTAAGGGAACTTAATTATGATTATACAGGTAAAGAAGATGAACTTGACACTTTGCAACAATACATTAAGTGGGGATATAAAATAGAAAAGTTATGAAAGTGTTTAAGCTATACAACCCTAAGCAAAAGATTGACTACCGTAAAATAAAGCAATGGAGGGTTCGTGTTAACATATCAAATAATTTTTACAAGAATTATGAGTTTGATTAAATAATAATTATTATATTTGCAAAACATACGACCGAAATGCAAAAAGACTTTATTAATTTAAGGAAGTGTAAACCGCCATATAATCATTTGGTCGTGTGTTATTGTGGCGGCTTCCTTTATAAAAACACGACCGATGAACAATCAACAAGGATGGATAAAACTCCATAGGCAAATTCTCGAATGGGAATGGTACTCAGATAATAACTGCTTTCGGTTATTTCTTCATTTGCTTTTAAAAGCTAATCACAAAGAAAAACGATTTAAAGGAATTGAATTAAAAGTAGGTTCTATTGTTACAAGTCGTGACCTATTAGCACGTGAAACAGGTTTAACATCACAGCAAATTAGAACTGCTTTAACTAAGTTAATTTCAACCAACGAAATAACCAACGTTACAAGTTCGCAAGGTACTATTATTCAAATAGTTAACTATGAAAAATACCAAGTACCAACCAACGAAATAACAAACGAGCAACCAACGAGCAACCAACAATCAACCACTAACAATAATGTAAAGAAAGAAAAGAAGTTTATAATACCAACTTTTAATGATGTTTTGGAATATTGTATGCAGAATAATTTAGACGTTGATGGAGTAAAATTTATTAACTTTTACGAATCAAAAGGATGGATGGTAGGTAAAAACAAAATGAAAGATTGGAAAGCTGCTATTCGAACTTGGGTAAAACCTAAACAACAAGTTGAAATTTCACCTGAAGAACTAAAAGCAATTAAACTCGGATTCCTAAAACCTAAACAATGATAACACAAGAAGGCGATTGCCTGCAATATCTTTTAGATTACAAAGACGGCAAAATAAAAGACGGATTAAAAATTGATTGTCATTTAGATGAGTACATTAGATTTAAACCTAACCAACTAAACATAATTCTCGGACACGATAACGTTGGGAAAACCTATTGGATAAATTGGTACTTCTTAACACTTGCACTTAAACACGATTTAAAGTTTTGTATTTGGAGCGGTGAAAATAAGAAAGCTACAATACTTCGTGACTTACTCCAAATGTATTACGGAATAAGATTTAAGGATTTAACCTACCAACAAATAACAACAGGAACAACAATAATCGAACAGCAGTTTAAATTTATAAGCAATAAAAATCTTTACAAACCAAATGAGTTATTGAAGTTGTTTGAAGAAAGCGAATGCAATGTAGCATTAATTGACCCATTTACCGGGTTAGATAGGCAAATGGATTTTCAATCTAATTATAATTTCTTAAATACTTGCCGTGATTTCTGCAATAAGTTTGGAGTTACAATATACATAAACACGCATCCAAACAGCGAAAGCGGTAGAAGTGGCAATATTTATCAGGAAGGCGAATATAAAGGACATTTGAAAGCACCATTGAAAGACCATATCGAAGGTGGTAAAGCATTCTCAAATCGTTGTGATGACTTATTTGTTATTCATAGATTAGTAAAACACGAGACAATGAAATATGTAACGTGGGTAAATGTAGAGAAAGTTAAAGATATGGATACGGGTGGTAAACACACAGCATTAAATGACCCTATTATGTTTGATTTTAATTCAGGCTTAGGATTTAAAGTTAATGGAGTTGACCCGTTATTTAATGTTAGACCAAAAATTTCAAATAGCTTTCCTATTCAGACTCATATTGTTGAATTAAAAAACAAACCCGATATAGTAAACGGAAAAGAATTACTTTCGTTTAGCGAAAAGATGAAACAAAGTAAAGGCGATGTTCCGTTCTAACTACCTTAACAACCTTAACTACCTTAACAAAATTATCAGGTCTGAAAAGTTAGGCGGGATAAAACGGGATAAATTGCAAATTATAACAAGCAAAAACACGAATAAATGGACGAATTGACTATTATAAAAGGCAAAGTGTTATTAGACACTACCTATTTAAAGATTAAAATAAGCCTTGAAGAAATTAAACAAAAACACGAACATAGAACTGATATAATTAACTCAATGGAACGTAGTTTGGCAGACTTACAAGAAGTAAAGATTAGTTACGATGCTATGGAAAAGGAACTAAGAACAGCATTACAGCAAAATTTCAGACTTGAAAAGTTACTTCAAGAAGAAAAATTTAAGGTTCTTGATTTGCAACTACAATTACAAACCAAAAATTACGAATTATGAAGTGTAAAAACTGCAAACAACCATTTGAGCCTATCCGCTTTCTTCAGAAATACTGCTTAAACGATGAATGCGTCCGTGTTTGGGTAGAATCCGAAAAGGCGAAAGTATGGAAAAAGACGAAAGCTAAAATGAAGAACGACTTAGAAACTATCCAAGAACTAATAAAAGCTACTCAAATAATATTTAATAAATATATCAGATTACGAGATAAAGGACAAAACTGCATAAGCTGCCAAAAGAAACCATTAAAAGAAAATGCCGGTCATTACTTCAACGCAAATAACCATTGGAACGTTCGTTTTAATGAATTAAATGTTCATCTTCAGTGCGAACATTGTAACACTTACCTTTCAGGTAATTTAATTGAATATCAAAGAAACTTAATACATAAAATCGGAATTGAAAGTTATCACGAATTAGAAGCAGAAGCTAAGAAAACACGAAAGTTCACAAAGGACGAGCTAAAGGAAATAATTAACATCTATAAAAAAAAGACAAAAGAATTATAGTT